CGCCGAGGTCGGCCGGCGGCGGCATGGGCTGCCGTGCCCCGGCTATGTCCATCGCGGCCCCGGCCACGTCCTTGAACGCCGAAGCGCGGGCCTTCATCGCCGTCGCATCGACGCCCGGTATCTCGGCGCTGATCTTGTCCGCCTCGGCGTTGACCTTGCGGGCCTTGCCCTCGGCTTCTTCGACCTTGATGCCCATGACCTTCTGGTCGAACTCGGAGGGCTGGTTGGCCTTCTCCATGCGCTCCAGAATCTTCTTCTTCTCGCTGGCCGGGAGGTTGCTCGCCATGATCAGCACGTCGGGCGGAACCTGTGCCCCGTTCTGGGCGAGGGCCTGAAGCGTCTCGAAGGTGTCCTGCATCACGTTGAGCGTGTCGGGGCCTTCGTCGATCATGATGTCAACGTCGAGCTCGTCGATGCCGCCCTGGGCCATCGGCTGCCCGTCAGGCCCGATGTTCACGAGCATGGGGTTGCCCATCTCATCGAGTTGCATGACGTTGAGACCCATGAAGCGCGGGGCGCCCTCTTCGTCCGTGACCCTGATCCAGCGTTGGGCCGTCCAGTGCTTGCGGATGGCGTTCCACACAGCCCGGTAAACCCTGATTTTCCAGTCGCGGAACGAGATGATGCCGGGGCCAAGCTCGGCAATGCCCGCCTGCTGCAAGAGCGCAATCGCCCTGCCCGACTTGTTCTCGATGCCCTGCCCGATCAGCGCCGGGTTCGGGCCGAAGTTCTCGATCTCCGTCTTGACCTCGGCAATCGCCTCGTTGATGGCGTTGATGTCCGCCATCGTGCGCTGGTCATCGAATTCGAAGCGCATTCCGGGATTGACGACGATCACGCCGTCAGCCCGAACCGCCTCTTTCCGAGCCGTGTCCACATCGGAGACGCCGTTCGACTCCATGATGATGCGGCGGGTGTTGATCAGGTGCGCCCGCTTCGACACGAGCATGTTAAGCTCGTCGATCAGCGTCTTGAGTAGGCGCAGGTAGCCGTAGCGGTCGCCGTCGTGGTCGACGTTCACCGAGCCGACGACATAGCGGCTCGTGGTCTTGCCCTTCTCGTCATGGAACGGCGAGGCGATGGACTTCAGTTTCGTGTCGCCGCAGTACCAACAGCACACCCACTCGCCCTTGCGAATGTGCCAGTGCTCGACGAGGAAAATCCGCTTCTCGTTGCTGTCCGTCCACTTCAGCTCGCGGTCTCGCTGCTGCCAGCTTTCGGCGCCCGTCCCCGTCGAGACGAGGCTGTCGATCTCGTCCTCCTTGTCGGGGAACATCTCCTTGGCGACTTCGACGTGAACCCACTTCGCAACGCCCATGAACCGGGCATCCGAGAAGTCGTAGCGGAACGAACGCGGGTCGTAGAAGAACGTGTCGTTGTCGAGTTCGTTGAGCCCGATGTCCGGGTCGCCCTGGTCCCCCTCTATCAGGTCAAGTTCCAGCCCGAAGATGCCGTTGATCGCGCCGTCGCGTGCTTCGTTCGCCGCCAGCGCCGGCCAGTTGTTGGCGTCGAGGACGTAGCGCACGGCGCCCGTTGCCGTCTCCGCGCCTTCCTCGTGCTTCGGCGTGCGGGGATAGGCCTTCGGGTCCTGCCGCATCCGCTCGAGGAGGCCGACGACGCCGTTGATCTTGCGCGAGGCCTTGTCGCGGATCGTCGCCGGCTGGCCGCGATCCTGGAGCGTCTTCAGTTGCGCCGAGGTAAGCTGGTCGCCGTGGTAGTAGTGGCGGTGAAGGCGCTGTTCCTCGATCTCGGCTGTCTTCGAGGACAGGAAATCCGTGTACTGCTTGCGGAGTTCGGCGACGGTGCTGCCTTCGTCCTTGTCGCCGGCAGACGTGGCACTGCCTCCGCTCGACACGCCACGGCCGGACGACCCGTAGCCTGACGGGGAGGTTGCGACGCCAACGGCCATCAAAGAACCATCATGTTCGATTGGTCGCGGGGAGCGCGCGGCTTGTAGTCGGTGAACGTCGGCTTCTCGCCGGCCTTCGGCCGCGTGCCCGACACCATCTTGTCGAGCAACTGTCCGACAAGGCCCAAGGCGTCCACCTGGTCGTCATGCTTGCCAGCCGGGAAGTGCAGCAGTTCCGATCGTAGTTCCGCCAGCCACGGCGCGTTGCGGGGCACATACAGCCCGTCGAGCGCCATGCGACCCCGGATGCTTTGCGCCCGGATTGCCTTGTCGCCACGCGTCGGGAATGCCTCGCGGTGGACGAAGGCCTGACGAGCCCGGGAGCGAACGTCGATCAGCGGGCCGACGCCCGACGCGATCTGGCCTTTTTCCTCGGCCCAGCCGATGGGCTTCCATTCCTTGACGAAATCGCAGAAGGCCTCGACCCAGACATCCGAAGCCGCTTGGCGTCGCCAGATATCCAGTAGATACATTCGCCCGTCGGCGTCGAGCCCCACCACGGCGTGGACGGTGTAGTCTCCCCCGTCAGCGGTAACGGCGTAGTCCGATCCGCCATAGACCTGCATCTCCGATCGCGGGGGAAGCGCGTCGTATGTCCTGAACCAGTCGGCCTTGAAATAATCGCCCTCTTCCGGCGCCGGGCGCTGCTGGTAGAGCGCGCTCCAGAACCGTGGCAGCGAATTGCGCTGGATGCGCTCAAGCGCCTCGATCGGATAGGCCTCGGGCCACAGCGCCTTGCCCTCGGCGTCGATCGCCGGGAGATCGACCACTTCCCACTTGTCGCCGCCTGCCGCTTGCTGCGCCAGGAGCCGGCCCGACAGGTCATCCTCGTGCATTCGATGGTTGATGACGACAATCGCGCCGCCGGGCTGGAGCCGGTTATAGGCCGTGCCGGTGTACCACTCCCAAACGTTTTTGCGGGTTAGCTCGCTCTGCGCTTCCGCCATGTTGGCGAACGGGTCATCGATGAGCAGCACGTCAGCGCCACGGCCCATGAACTGCCCGCCGACGCCGAGCGAGTAGTAGATGCCGCCGCGGTTCGTGTGCCACTTGTTGCGGGCTTGGCTATCTTCGGCCAGCCGCGTGTCGAAGAGCGCCGCGTACTCAGGGCTCTGGATCAGGTTGCGAACGTCGCGGCCGAAGTCGCTGGCGAGGTCCGCCGATGCCGAGACCGAAGCAATCTGCTTTTCGGGATGCCTGCCGAGGTAGAAGGCCGGGAACCGACGCGAGGCCAGTTCCGACTTGCCATGCCTCGGCGGCATGAGAAGCATCAGCCGGTCGCACTCGCCGCGATCCACCCTTTCAAGATGCTCTGCAACGATGCGGTGATGCGAGGAAGTGGCGTACCGGCCGAACGTGTACTCAGTGAACCTTATCAGGCTTTCCGCCGCGTCCGTCCTTCGCAGCAGTTCCGTTGCTGCCTGCGCGGGCGTCATTGAGGAACGCGACCAGTTCCGAGCGGGACCAGTCTGTTGCATCGCGCTTGTCATCGATGGTCACGGTAGACTCTTGCGCGGGCTTGCCGTCGAGACGGTCGGCGAGTGTGTTCGGGTCGGTGTCGGGGGTGGACACACCTCCGCTGTTGCCGCACTTCATGCACACCCACACGCCCGCCTCGTTGCTGGGGGCGAGGTACGGGCACCACGTGCCGTCGGGCTTGGCGTGCTCTCCCGGCAGGATGTTGCGTCGGTCGGTGTCGGGGTCGGGACGCTCAGCCATCAGAAGGCACTCAGGTTCAGTCGGGTGCGAGTAGTCCACGAGTGACCACAGGACTCGCATTCGAGTCGGACCGTCGTGGGCATCCGATCCGGGTACTCTTCGTCCAGCCAGTACCCCATGACCGACCCTTGTGAGCCACGGCTGGTCGCTCGGAAGTTCTTGCGGATCTTCACGTCGATGTAGCCGACGAACGGGTCGCCATGTGTGTCCGATGCCTTGCATTTCGTGCAGGTGATCGGCCTGTCGTTCATGTCGCCTCCCCGTCGGTGACGCCCCGGTCAGCAGCAGCGGCCCGGGAGGCGCGAACCTCGTCCATGTCGATGCCGGGGTTGCGGGCCTCGATCGACCGCAACTGCGCTTCCTCCAACTGCTCCCGTAGTGCCCGGTTCTCGTCGGCGAGGCGGTCGCGCTCATCCCGCAACTCGTCGCAGTCGCAGTCGCAGTCGCCTTCCAACTCCCGTGCGATACGTGCCCAGTTGCTACTCACGCTTCACCTCCGAGCTTCCGGGCAGCAGCCCGCATCTGCTCGCCCATCGGCGTCTCCCACCCGGACCGCTTGTCGTAGCGGTCGGCGTTCTTCACCAGGAGTGTGGCGAGGTCGGGGTCGGTGCGTTGGTCGAGTTCGGCCTTCATCCGCAGCACCTCGGCCAGCACTGCATCAGAGCGGCGCTGACCCAGCCCGCCTACATCACCGAGAGCGTCGTAGACCCGCTCCCACGACTCGATGACCTCGGTGCCTTCGGCCTTCCAGTGGGTCAGCCGGTCGTGTTCGGCGAGTAGGTCGGCGATGATGCCGGGGGCGGCAGCGATCAACTCGGCGTCGGCCTGTACGTCGAATTGGCCCCTGATGCCAGACTCGGGGCCGTCGACGTCCCATCCGAGTCCAGTGCCCCGGTAGACCGTCGGTCCCCACGGGCCGGGGGTGGCTGCGGCGAGGAGTTGGCGTGCTCGGGTGACGGGGTCGGTGGGGGCGGTCATCAGAGACACCTTTCGTGGGTGTAGCGGTCACGGGACGTGTGGACGATCGGCTCCCCCAACATGGTCAGGTGGCAGACCGGGCAGTCGGCGTCGTAGCGACCTGTGAAGGCGTGCGAGTTGGCGTGTTCCTGTTCAGGCTTGGGTGGAGGTGGCAGTAGCCCCTCCTCCATGCAGTCGAGGCATGAACCCGGCGAGGGCATCCCGTGGGGGCAGGGGTCGGTGGGGGTGGTCACGGTCGCCACCCCTCAGCCCACAGCCGATGGCGTTCGCACATGACCCACTGGGAGCCGACCCAGTGACAGCCGCACCGATGGCGGTTGGGGGTGGTCACGACGTCACCTCACGGGCAGCGGTACCGATAGCGACGGTGAGTCGCTTGTTGGTGCCATCAATCAGCCAGGCGCCATCGACCCACTTCTCGGCGGCGTAGGCGATGTCCTCGTCGGTGAGGCCGAGGGTGTGGAGGGCGGTGAGCTTGTCGGGGGCGGCGGGAACATGCACGACCTCGTATCCGGCGGCGGTCAGCGCAGCGAGGATGTCCTCGGCGTGCGCCAGCTCCCACGGATCAGGCGGTACCGGCATGGCGATGTACCGAGCGATGACTTCCTTCGGCGTGGGTGTGTCGGGGGCGGGGGGTGTGATCCCCGCCGCCGACAACTCGTCAGCGGTAGCGGGGAACCCGTTCAGCATGTGCTCGGGGAACACCATGTAGTCGCCGTTGCTGGTGCGCTCGACGGTTACGGGCCATGCCTGTTGTTCGGTCACTGCTGCTCTCCTTCGATTGCTTCCAACGCGTCCGCTGCGTCCTCCAGGTCGACCACATCCGGCCCGGACATCGGCCGTGTCACGCCCTTGTCGAGCGCAGCTCGGGCACCGGTCGCGATGGTCCGCAACCGCTTCGCGAGCACTGGCGGCGACGCGGGTTCGGTCAGCCGTAGCTGCGGTTCGCTCACCGGTCGCCCCATGTGTCGACCCCGTAGCGGAGGAACCCCAGCGCCCGCGCTTCACGCGGATGGTTGTGAATCCACCCGTTGTGATGCGCGTGCCCAACCGCGAGCGCGTTGCCTAGCTCGTCCCGACCACCGGCCGACCTGGGCGTGATGTGGTGGGCGTGCTCGTACCGTCCCGAGCACTCCGGTAGGTGATGTGTGTCGCACGCTTCGCAGCGGCCACCCGAGCGCACAGCGAGCTGCTGACGGACCTTCGCCCACTCCGACATGCGCTCCCTGCCGCGCTTCCCGAGCTGGTTGATCCGCGCCCGCGCCTTCGGGCGCGTGAACCCCGACGGTTCCTTCCACTGCGGCTCACCCGCCATCACGCGACCGCCCTCATCAGCTGCTCACCGATGAACCGGGTGTAAGCCGGTGGGATCGCTTCGCGACACCCGTTCCACGACGCCCACGGCATCTCCATCGCTTGCCGAGCCTCGAGCAGTGATGCGGCTCGGAGTTCGGTGCCGTCCTTGCGGGTCCACAAGCGGCGCCCGTCCTCTTTGCGTCCGTAGACGGCGGCAGCGTCGACCGGTCGGGGAGCTGCCGGCGGGGCCATCAGCAGAATGTTCGACTCGAACAACCGAGGGCGGTACACGTCGAGTCCGAAGTGCCCGCCGTGGAGTCGGAGCGGTGACCGCATAGCGCGCTTGGCGCCGACGACGTTCTCGATCACCCACGGTTTGCCGGTGGCTTCTAGGAGTGCCCGCACGTCGTCGATGAGCTCGAGTTCGGCCGAGCCCCACCGGTTGCTCATCGTCGTGTACGACTGGCACGGCGGCGACGCGTGGTAGGCGTCGACGCCGGCCATCTCCCAGATGCGGGGGTCGAGCGCGTCGGCCTGGATCATCTCGAACGGGTAGAGCGGCTGCGGGGCGATGTCGACGCCGAGGATGTCGAACCCTGCCTGGTGGTATCCGGTGGCTGCTCCGCCTTCGCAGCAGAACAGGTCGAGCAACAGTGGACGGGCCGCCATCACGAACCAGCCTTCGTGCTCGGGGTAGGGGCGGTCGGTGCTGCCGTGCCCGTATCGCCCCCACCCGCGATCTCCGCGTCGCGTTCGTCGTTCCCAAGCGACACCGCGGCAGGCGCGTGTTCCTCGACGTCATGCACAGACTCGCCCGACGCACCAGGCATCACCAGCGTCCGGCCAACCAGCGCATCGGTCGATCCCTTGCCGTACAGGGCCAGGCCGAACTGATCCCCGAAGTTCTTCGCGCACCGCTTCACCGCGTACGACACAGCGTTCTTGACGGCGAAGTCGTGAGCGTCGCCGAAGAACGGCATGTTCTGCGCCGAACCCGTCGCCGAATCCTCGTAGTGGC